ATGAACCTACTGCCAGATTTGTTTTCCTTCGCCTATGTGCCGGGCTGGTATAGACAGCTCGACGAATTGGCGGAGCTGGCCCGCCCGGAGCCGTGGCGATTCCGGGAACCTATGTACTTTACGAAAAACCAAGATACTCCGATATTAGAGCGGTATATACACGCCATTTTCAAAAAGCAAGTGATTGATTACAACGAGGAACACGCCCCAGCGAAGGCCGCCGAGTATTTTCATGTGGAGAATGAATACGCCTGTTTTCATACGGGCTTATACACGCGGAGATATAAGGCAATCTATGGCTGTTTTGACCGCAACAAGCGGCAGGCCAGTATGCTGGACTGGTATTTCCGTGGCTTTTCGGACGAGATTTCCCCATGGCTAAAATACATAAGCCCACTTCCGAAAAAGCCCAGCTACTATATGACGCAGTATGGCGTCAACTATAACCCAGAGTGGCCGATACGGGTAAATGTAGACCACATCTTAGGCGACGAGGAGAACCTCTCCCGCCTGCCCGCTGAACTCCGCGATGCGCGAAACCTGCCCCTGCTATTAGAAACGGCAGTAGAACTGGCGCGGCGGAAGGCGGTGGTTGAGCCGAGCATTGTGGTGCCGCAGGGCTACCAAGGAAGGGTGCAGTATCTCCTGCCGATCTGCCTGACTGATATGGAGAAGCCTGACCTTGCTATGACCCTCACCATCATGGACGGGTACTACTTGGGTAACACCTGTCTCACCTTAGAGATGGCATACCTGAACGCGCGTCTGCTGGCAAGGCCGGTGGCCCCGTGGCTAACGGAGCTTGTCGTGTAGACGGATCATAGCAGGAACCTATACTCTCCCATGCCGGGCGGCGGCAGATCAGAAAGGGGCGTATATGGTTATGCGCAGGAAGAAGGAGGAACAGACCAATGGGCTAAAGAAAACGCTGCGTCCGGTCTGCTGTCCGGTATGCGGGCGACGGATCATGGTTGCAGTATCCGGTACAAAGACGCAGTTAATTACCCCGAGGAAGGGCCGGTATCCCGATTTTATTGTGAAGTGCGGGCACTGCGGCGCGGAAATCGGGGTAATCAAAACTGAATAGAGAAGATGTTCGATCCGCTCCGAGCCTTCGGGCCGGGAGCTGACCGGAGATACCGCCACGGCAATACGGCAGGGCCTGTAAGGAATGTATACGGGCCGGGGAAACGGATGGCTAAACCGGGACAAGGATCACTCGTTTGTTTGAGCATGATGCACGGAGGGAAGATTTCATTCCAAAGAAAGCGGTCAACCCTCTAATACGCCACTTCCGCTTTGAGAGGTGGATATGACATTGAGCCTGACAGGCGGCACTTTTGTGCTGCTTGTCAGGCTCTTTTTTCGTTCGTAGCGGCATAAGCGCCGCCTGCCGGGCTCCGAAAGGAGAACGGCAAAATGAAAATCCGGTATGAATTTGTAACAGGTGAATTTTCGGAAATTGAGGTGGACGATTCCTTAGGAGAGCTGCTGGTGGATTTTGACCGACAACAGTATAACAACGACCACAAGGAAACCCGCCGCCATGTATCCCTTGACGGTATGGAGTACGAGGGAGAGCTTTTCGCTTCGGTGGCGGATACCGCAGACGAGGTGGAGCGCCGGGAGGAGCTGGCCCAGCTTATGCGGGCCATGGAGGCCCTGTCCCCTTCCCAGCGTGAGCTGGTGCAGAAGGTCTTTTTTGAAAATCAGAAAATTGTGGATATTGCCCGCGAGGAAGGTGTTTCTCATGCGGCGATCCATGACCGCTTAAAGCGGATATACAAAAAAATTAAAAATAATCTTTAACTTTCCCCCTTACATTTTGCTTTTCCCGTGGCCTAACAGTGAGGGCCACCGATACGCGCCCTTAGAAAGAGGTGAAAGGCAAAATGCAACATAACTTAAAAATCAGCATTGCGCGGGAAAGCGATACCGGCGGCATTGTCCGCTGTAAGACGTTCTCCATGCGCGAGCGGGTGCTTCGGCGTTTGCTTGGTGATACGCGCCGGATCACCGTCATTGTCCCCGGCGGCAGTGTAAAGGCGTTGTCGGTGCAGGAGGTGCCGGAGGTGGAGCAAGATGGCTGTGCGTGATATGACCGCCCCGGCCCTGCCGATCAAGGCCACGCCATACCGCCATCAGATTGAAGCGTATGAGTACGCCTGTGGGCTGTTCGGTCTGCCGCCCGGCGGAGCCATGCGAAGCGGAGGCTGCGCACTTCTCATGGAAATGGGAACAGGGAAAACCATCACCAGCATTGCTATTACCGGCGCACTTTCTAACGCCGGGCGGATACGCCGGGTGTTGATCGTGGCCCCACTCTCGATCCTTGGCGTATGGGAGGAGGAATTTCAAAAATTCGCTGCTTTCCCCTATGCGCTGGCGGTATTGACCGGCCCCGGCAGCAGGAAGCTCGACATCCTGCGCCACATGACCGGAGCCGTTTTGCAGGTGGTCGTGGTGAATTATGAGAGCGCATGAGGGAAAACCATCACCAGCATTGCTATTACCGGCGCACTTTCTAACGCCGGGCGGATACGCCGGGTGTTGATCGTGG